ACCCGACAATAGAACCAACTTCTTCTTGTTGTCTTGTTGACTGCGCTTTAATGATTCCACCATCAGTCTTTTCATCGACTTCAGGCAATGCTATTAATATCTTATATCCAGCAGGCTCAGGTAACTGAGTGGGCTTTGACTCAACATCTGTCTCGTCATTTGTCTCCACCTTGGCAGTAACCGATCCAATTTCTACAGTAGCAGCGTTGCTCATTTCATTTCCTCAGCACTGGAAGATAGTGTCCAGAGTCACTTGCACCGCATAATGCGGAGAATTAAGCGCTTTCAATCCTTTGATTTATATCAAGGATTTCTCTCTCAGCCATAGCAAGACCTTCTATCATCCCGCAGCACTTAGAGTATTCATCAAAGGTCTTACAGCTACCCGTACTGATGTGATCACTAACATCATTCATCATTGATCGGATACCTTCTCTTACAACCCTTAACGCATCATTACTAAAAACATCACTCACCAGATAGCTCCTTCGCTATTTCGACACCGACTTTAACGCCATCAAGCATATCCTTTGACTGCATCCGAGATCTCTCTATCTCTTCTCTAGATGCATCCTCAGCTACGCGAACACCAATCTTAACGCCCTCAACTTTGACTTCTTGAGACAGCTTCTCTCTTTCAAGCTCGTTCTTCTCCTTACTCTTTTGAAGATCAACTTGAATCCTAGCCATATCGGTTTGAGCTTTGTCTTGAGCTTGCTTGGCCTTGAGCTGCAATTCAGCTTGTTGGAGCTGGATGATTGGATCTTTCATCTGCTCCTGTATGCGTTGGGCTTCCATCTCTCTCTTGTCCTTCCCGGTGAGTTGTGCAGCGGCAGGGGCAACGAGCTTGGATAACCTGAGTTCAATATCTTCTGGTAATGGTTCATCTGGCGGAGGCAGTTCAACACCTAGCTCTTTTTCTATCTGTTGTCGATAGAGGAAAGCAACATGCTCTGCTATATGCGCCATCATAGCCGCCTGTTTCACTTTTGCATCTGGAGCCATTGCAAGCATCTTAAGAATCTTAGGATCTTCCATAGCAGCCATATGAGTTTGTATGTGGGCCTCGTGATCTTGGTATGCGAAGGCTTTAACAGGCTCTCCCGTCATGATCATCATGTTCTCAGTGACAGGATCTGTAGGCTTAATATCCTTATCCGTTGGGATAATCTTGTCTGCATCCCTTATGCCCAGCACTTCAATCATTTGACGATGAAGTAATGGTAGGTCATACATCTGTGGCGCTGAGGCTGAGAGTTGCAACGCAGCTTGATACTGCATAATGCGTTGGGCCATCGTGCCACTGTTCGGATCGCTAACAGGAATGATATCTATGCGATCATCGAAGTCTTCTGCCGCTAGTGGTTCTTCTGAATCGTCATATGGGTAGCGTTGAGGCCCATAATCATGCACTAATCGGCTTAATATCTTTAATTCTGCCCCCATTGCAGCGTGAACACGCGCCTGAACTGCGCTCAACACCTTCATTTCGCGCTCAAGTATGGCTAATGTCGTACCAACTGGGGCTTCAGCGTTCATATCAGAGGCTTTTACGTCAGCAGCAGAGGCAAATCGCCTGCCTTCCGACACAATGTCACCTAATAGCTGATAAAGGACGTTAGACGGCTCCTTATACGGCATAAAGCTGATGTTATCGCGTATAGTACCGCCCGGAACGTCCACATCACGGAACTCTCCCGGCATAATCGGGGTGTCATCACCCTTAATCTTGAGGCCACGCGCCTTCAAACCACCCGGAAGGTTCGCCAAAGTACCAGCGTCAACTAATTGACGCAGTAATGAGGTGGCTGACTTGCTTAATCCACCTATCATGTGGACTAAACCGAATCCGTAGAAGCCTAAGCCCGGCAAATAGGTGTAATGAACGAAGTGTTCCACCTTTATCTTCTGCGGATCTTCTTCATTCCAGTTACGCTTGATCGATAAAACCTTTCTAGAGCCTTTATCGATAGTAATTACATAGGGTAACGCTATGCCAGTCTCTTCCCCGTCTTGCATATCCTCAAAACCGGGCAGGTCATAGTCAACAACCATCTCCAGCAGGGTATGTCTGTGGTCAACCTCATAGTTTGCGCTGTCACCAGTAAGCCTGTTGTACTTTTCTTGGATCTCTCCAATGTCTGGGGCAGGGGCAGGCAGATCAACGTCTCTGTAGAACCCAGAAACTTGAAGCTTCCTAATATCATTAGGGGTTTTTTTCATCACATGAGTTGCACGTTCGCAATTCTCAAGATCAGAAGCACCATAGCTAACAACAAAATCTTCTGCCGGAACAAACATACTGCAAGGTCTGTTCAGGTTGGGGTCGAAATAAACTTTTCTAAAAGCAGATCCTGCAATTGGCAAAGAAAACAAGAGCTTTTCAGTCTCAGACCGATACTCAGACATTCTCTGTGTCATTAAATAGTTTAGGTAATCTTGAACACGACCAGCTTGTTTAGACTTAGCGTCAGTGAGTTTGCCCACAACAGCCGTCTTTGCTGGCCCACTGGCAGGGAATATCTCTTGAATTGTCTGAGCCTGAAAACGAACCACAGCTTCAGCAAGCATTGGGTGAAAGACACCACAAGCTCCAGCCCAAGGCATAGTACGGTCTTCAAATCGAAGGCCCAGCAAATCTAATCCTCTGACATAGGACTCTTCCCAGTCAGCTCGGCTTTCTTTGTCAGCGTTATACATGCCAACAAGATCTGAGCCAATCATCTCTAAGATCGGAGGGTCAATGTATTCTGCTAAATTAGACCCGTGTACTATCTCATCATCCATAAAGCCGTCTTCTGAATTAAAATCCAGAATAACGCCTCCATCTTCAGTCTCGATAGAAACTGCTTCAGGGTTAACTATGCTAACCTCAATAGCCTCTTCGGCATCTATGGCAAGCGGATTGCTAATTAAAGCTTTTTCAACAGCCATTAAACGACCTCAAAGTTTCCGCCCTTGGTTGCAGCGCCCATTCCACGGCACACTCCACCAGACTTCATCTTCTTAAGTTGGTTAACTTTTTTGCCGGATCTCATACCCATTACTTTCTTGGCAGCAGTCTTACCACCACCCATCATTTTCTTGGGTGCTGCTTTTCCAGACTTCATTCCCATAACTTTCTTAGCAGCAGTTTTACCGCCGCCCATCATCTTTTTCTTTTGAACAGCTTTACCGCCGCCCATTGCTTTTACTTTACCGCGCATACTTTTTTGTTTGCCTAGCATCGAGGAATCTCCTGTAATAGTCTTTACGGATCTCGTACATCTCAGTTATTTCAGGGTTGTCCTGATACACATCATAGTAACCCGTAAGCGTAAGCTTATCAGAGGCTTCTTGAAGAAGAGAAAGTCTTTGAATAAAAATAAGCCCATAGCTGTATTCGCTAACAGGCTCAAAACTTTCAGCGTCCAGAACTTCACTTTCATCATCAGAGGGATGAAAACCCATAACCCACAGGTCTGAATCATCCCAAACATCTTGGCTTATCAGGCTGTTAACTTCACCAAGCCCTTCATGAAAGCCATCTTGATCTTCATCATAGTCAGTCTCAACGACAATAACTAACTCATAGTCATCATCATAACTAGAGATATACTTCAACAACTGCTTGTCGTTGCCGTCATGATCAAAAACAATCTTAACTAAACCCTTCTCCCAAGCTGCCTTAGCATAGGGACAAGTAGGGATATTCTTAAAATTAGGATTTGGCATCTCAATAACATTAGATGACCACTCCCTAATCTCAGTCTCGATCTTTTTTTCTTCTTCTTTGAGATCAATAATAACTGATTGCCTTCCCGCCATAGAATGGCTCATCCTCTTCGTCACTCTTCAACTTCAAGAAGCCGCCCTGCCTAAACCTAAGCAGCGCCTGAGTAGATGAATCAACCAAGTCATCATGCTCTCCTACAGGGAAAGCTGCAAACTCATCGATTACCTCTTCAGCAAAGCGAGTCTCTGGACACCAGACTATACCAGAGGCGAACAGATCTGCCACGGCGTTAACCCTAGCTATCTTGTCGTTACCTCTAGAGGGGGTGAACTCAGAAACCGGAATGCCCATCGCCCTTAACTCAAAGATCAAAGGCGTTCCAGCGGCCTTGGCTTCCACTATAAAAGCGTCAGGCTGCATTATCTGCCACATCTCATATGCCTTCTGTTTAAGCTCTGGGAACTCCAGACGCTCTTTGTAGGCATCAAGCAGTATAATGTTAGGCTGACTCTTCCCGTCATCATCAGGCGCATAGAACACGCCCCACGTTGTACAGGCAGAGTAGTCAGCTCGTTGTGTTTTTAAGAAGGCAGTATCCCAAGACTGGATAACAAATTCGCAGGGTGGTGGAGTCTCACTATCCCAGATCTTCCACCAATCCTTCTTCACCATCGCCCCCTCTTCAGCAGTGGGGTTCTGTTGGTATTGAGCGTTCCACTTAGAAGGCGGTAGTTCTGCCTTCAGGGCATCCAGCTCTTCTTTACTCCAGAACTGAGGCCACAGCGGCTTCTCTTTGTCAGACCCCTCATACATGATGGCAGGGAACTCAATGACTTCCCATTGATCTGTTCCAGCCCGTTGAGAGGCAGACTTAGTTATCTTCCCGGTTAAATCACGCATATGCCATCGCGTCATTACTATAACAATAGCGCCTCCGGGTTGAAGGCGTTGACGAGGCCCGGATGTGTACCATTCATAGGTTCGATCAAACACAGTGGGGTCAGCACTTTGTCCTTCCTGCTCCGAGTGGGGATCATCGATAATGAGCAGGTCTGCACCTTTTCCTGTAACAGCACCACCAACACCAATAGCGAAATATTCACCACCAGCACTGGTACTCCACCTCCCAGCAGCCTTGGAGTCAGGCCTAAGAGTCAACTCTGGGAAAACCTTTTTAAAATCCTCGCTATCTACAAGGTTACGAACTCGCCTACCAAATCCAACAGAAAGCTCTGCTGTGTGGGCTGTTTGTATTATCTTCTTATTCGGGTACTGCCCCAAGAACCAAGCCGGGAGCATGTAACTAGCAAACTCGCTTTTAGTGTGTCTGGGCGGCATATTAACTATTAACCGCTTTAACTCACCACGAGCAATACGCTCAAAGGCCGAAGCCATTATCTTGTGATGCTCACCATCAATGAAGGCAGGCCACATCGTGCGTACAAAATCTATGTATCCATCCCTAGCAGACTCAATCTTCTTCGCTTCTTCAAGCTGCTCAAGAAGGCTAAGGATCTCTTGCTTGTCCTCAACAGGGACGCTATCTAATGTATTGATTAAATTTTGATCAATATCCAAGCGCAACTCGCCTTTTTGAAAACAAGGATTTCACTAACAAGGATTTCTCTTGAAAGCGTTATCCTTAATTTAAAAAATTAGGAATACCTAGAAGTAGGTATTGCAAACGTATAAGAGAAGCCCTTAACAAGGGTAATCCTTAAGACACAAGTGTAATAAATTTTAACATATTGTGCCTCTTGACAAGAGTAAGGTCAATTTTTTTTGCAAAATATTTGGGGGGTACTAGGATTCCTACCCCTTTTCTGTACAAAATTTGACCAGCATGAAGCTAAGTCATTGATATTATTGGGCAATCTAGAAAACATAGGGGGGGGTATGTCCAAAAGTAGGTAATTGTTTGAGTATATCACTGTGTACTGGGTACACACGCCCGGCCTAGCTGTCAGGGGGGGTGGGGGTCAGGTCACACGCAAGGGATTATAGAACGATCATTATATTTAGGGGGGCATCAGTCTCACGAATAATAAGTGTCACTGGTATTATTATAGAACGACTAGTCAACCATCGTTAAGCGTGTCATTGCTGAACGAAAGGTCAACTATATTGAAGGTGTCAGATGTAATTGTTAATTAGTGCAGATCTTTTGAGTCGCTATCCTGATTCTCTTTGCTTGCTAATAATAATTCTAGCTTCGCTTGCAACTTCGCTTCTATGTCTAAGCTTGTGACTTCCTGCTTCTGTTCTACGACATCCTTGAATAGGCCAACGGATTTCCCTAGCAACTCTGCTGATCGGATTTTCATTGCATCCGCTCCCTCGGCGCATTCCATCCACCCCCGAAGTTTGCTAAGAACTTGCTCTCTGTCAGAGACCCCAGAGGCCTGTATTGCCCTCTCCCTAGCAGCTATTAGCACCTCTACCCTTTGGGCTATGTCAGGGTTGCTCATAAGCTTACTGGCTTCCGTCTGTATAGATCCTGCTTTAGTCTCAGGCTTCACATCATATGCCTCACGATACGCATCGCTATAGGTGCTGCCGGATGCCACGCACCGTGCGAAGTGTAATTGCTTTGGAGTTAATTTAGATTTCATAATGCATACCCTTACTGTCATTTATCCCAATGATACCCGCAATTGATTAAAATTTATACAATAGCCCTGAGAGCTTCACACAGGCCGCTCACTGCACGATAGCCTGACCCCTGCCCCTACTATTGATTTGTTGCTATCGTTGATTGCCTTTAATATCAATGACTTACAAGACACCTAAATTATTTTGATAAATTGCTCAAGTTGCTATTGCTAATGCCGTTAACATCTGTATCATCAGCAACTCGATTGACTTATAAAATTTTAAACACTTGGAGAAGCACAATGGCAAAAGCAATTATTAAACTAATCCCTAATAAAGCGCAGCTAGATAAGTTTAATTATGGAGACTATGTATCTACTTGGAATTGGTTAGCCGAGACATTCACTGGCACACCGATAGAGTGCGAGTTGATGGGGGTCGCTAGATCCGCAGAGGATCACGGCATAGGACTATGGTTTAACGGGATCTGCATACCCTACGAATGGTGCGAAGTCACTGACCTAACAGGCGAAGAGATAGAGGTATTAAAAGAATATTTAATTAAAATTAAAGATCCTGTCGTGCTGAAGCGGCACGAACATTCAGTTAAGTTGAGAGCGGCTGAGAGAGCGGCTAGGGGAGAGGTAGCTAACAGCACAGTGCCGTATGACTACACCGACATTTACGGAATCGTCTGGAATGACGCGCAGGTGAATAGGTACAACGCATTGCAGAAAAGAATCAATGAATTCGAGAATAGATCACTGCCAGTGCCGCCTGAGTTAGAGATGGAATCACACAAGGCATATCAGTCACCTTATTGGAGAGAAGTAAAATGAAAATTACTCAAAAATTTGTGAGAGAAGTAAAGCGTCATTTAAAAACGAACTGGCACGATCAGGGATGGCACGACTATCACTGGATGCCGGAAACGCAGGCAGTGATTTGGGCCTTGATTATGTGCGCGGAGCCACAGCGACCAAATGAGATAGTGATAGAAGCAAAAAAAGCGTACGCAGATTTTACTAGGGGAGAGACACAATGACTTACTACACTTACACAGAAAAACCCATAGGAAATTTCATAGAGAAGGATCACGGCAACAATTTTGAGTACTCAAAAAATGAGGAGCGAGACGAGTATTCAATGAGTATGGCTGCTGAGTATCCTCACAGAGTCTGGGTAGGCGGAGAGGGCGTTGCAGGAATGAGCGGGTGGCGGTATGCGCTCGTAAAGAAAACAGTGGCTTACATAGTCACTGATGAGGACGAGCGAGGAAACCCTGTTACTGAAAAGTGGCAGATCAAAAATCACGACTATTATCAGGGGCAGTAATATGGAAACTTTACAAGATCGTTACGACATTTATGTAGCTTGCACTGAAGGGACTGGCGAGTACGTCAAAACCTTCGATGAGTGGCTTAACTCATAGCCGCTCCAACTCACGACCCTTACCCGCTTAATTGCGGGTTTGGCAGTAGGAGTACCGCTTGAAATAAAAGTTTGACAATAGCATCAATATCATTAATATCGGCAATACGACTTTATAATCTTAATATCACTTGGAGTGACACACAATGGCAACATCTACTAAGCAACATCGCAACCCACAGGCTGACCTGACTCGCAAGGTACTTGCACAGATGAAAGAACACGGCGCGAACTGGGTTAAGCCGTGGAAGGGCCAAATGGCTAACGGATCTCACCATAACTGCGTTACAGGTAACCACTACACTGGCGGCAACGTTTTCCTGCTATGGATCGCAGCCGAGCAGAACGGTTTCAGCGACCCCAGATGGTCAACGTATAAAGGTTGGGAATCCACTGATACCCCAGTGCCGAAAGGTGAGAAGGCTAGTGCCTATGTGCTAACGCCTATGCCTACTAAGCTGAAGGAGGCCAACGGCAAGCCTAAGCTAGACAAGAACGGCAACCAAAAAACTGGTCTTTTCTTCAGATCAGTGGCTCTCTGGAACGCGCAGCAGGTAGGCGCTGAAGCACTGGTGACAGTCGAGCGTGACCCTGTCGAGACCCTCCAAAATGCCGAGGATTTCATAGCAAACTGCAATGCTGACATTCGCATTGTCGAAGGCAGCAACTCAGCCCACTACTCACCAATAGGTGACCACATCGTGCTACCCGCCATAACCGACTTCATAGGTGACACAGACGCAGCAAAGCAGCAAGGCTACTACGGCACTGCGCTGCACGAACTAGGCCATTGGACAGGCCACAGGTCGCGCCTCAATCGCGCTGAGATCTACGAGCGTAACTCTGAAAACTATGCCAAAGAAGAGCTATGCGCGGAGCTATGCGCAGTGTTCGCCTCAGCCGAGCTAGGGATAGAACACACCCCTGCACCAGACCACGCGCAGTACTTAGCCAGTTGGATGAAGGCGTTAGAGAATGACGAAAAGCTATTCTTTAAAGCAGCAGGTAAGGCGCAGAAGGCACTAGCACACCTTAAGTCACTGCAATCTGAAGATGAAGCTGCCGAGAAGGCTGCTTAAATATTAACGCCCCCGCAAGGGGGCATTCTTAACGGAGACACATAATGAAACTGGCAACATTGTTAAATAAAAACCTTAATCAGAGCAAGACTGTACCTTTAAGCAAGCTCAGGCTCCAAGCGGCTAAACTGGGGCTAACAATTGAAATAGATCGCATTGGTCGAGACATCGGTTACTGGATCGATGGCGGCGATGATTCTTTGTTAAAGAATGACCGCTACTGTTCATCAAAAGACGAGCTTAGTTACAAACTTGCTCAATTCTAATTCAACCGCCCTGACAGGGGCCATCACTTGGAGTAAGACGCATGATTATATTTAATTATCCAACTAAGAAAGACCTCAAGGCTCACATTGGACAGCCTTTAAAATTTATCGAGACCAGTATGTTCGGAGAGGAGTACCGCAGAGATGGCTATTTAGTCGGTGCTAATCGCCCTCATATCACTGGTCAGGGGCGAGAGTTCTTCGCAGAAATCACTATGAAAGATGGCTTAATTGATTCAGTTAAATAAACCTTGGAGGTTCCACATGAAACATATTACTAAAGCAGTAGATCAGATCGCAGAGTTATCAGCACAGATTGCAGAACTGAACGATCACAAGAAAGCTCTAATAGAAAGCCTCAAGGCTGAGGGTGAGGGCAGGTACTGCGGTACTGAACACTATCTCACAGTGTCAGTATCAGAACGCGCCACGCTCGACATGAGCGCCGTTCGTAAGAAACTTAGCAGACAGTTCATCGCCTCACATACTCGCGTCACAGAGGTAGTGACAGCCTCTCTCAAGGGTTACAACAAAGACAGGAGGGTCGCGTAATGACACAGCATCTCCCCTTTATTGAGCAGTGCGCATCAGTAAGAATCAATCGCAAGTTTAAAAATGACTGCGTAGTCAGAGCGATATCTAACGCGACTGGTACTCCTTACAAGACAGTCTTTGAAGATCTGATGGAGGTCGGGTTAGAGATGTGCGCTTGGCCTAATCAGGACTTTGTCTGGATGGAGTACCTGAGCAGACTTGGTTGGAAAAAGAACAAGTGTCCGAGGGATTCCAACGGGAAGCTGATCAAGCTGCGGAACTGGGAGAATCACCCTGATACTGCGATTGTCATAAACTCTCGCCATCTCACAGCAATAGTTGACGGAGCTTGTTTCGATACTTGGGACTGTACCTATAGACCAGTCAACACTTATTGGACTCAGGAGGTTCACAATGTTTAGACTAAAAATACTACTGGCTAACCTGAATCCATTCTTTCGACTTGTGTCGGTAGACAGAACCTTCTCTGTCTATCGAGGTTACATAGCTACAACAAGCAGTGACCTAGTGATAGGACGCAAGCGAGTGATCAGACACAACGGCGTTAAGTATACTTATCGGAGGGGTGCGTGATGAATGACTCACACAAGCTATTGATTCTCTTTGCCCTTACAATTATTGCACTGGGATTTGCAGGGAAGTCAGACACAGAAGAAGCTGTTCGCCATCACTCAGAGTATTGCGAGATGACTGGTCTGTATAGAGACAGCGGCGGTGATCTGGGTTGGCCTGACTACGACACCAGTATTAATTGCGAATAGGAGAATAAAATGGGACGAATCTATACAGATTGGAGAGATACACCTGATGATCCTAATAGGGTTGGCGATGAGGATTACGATCCTTACCCTATGCCTCAGCGAGAAGATGAGGACGAAGAGGAGGACGAAGAGTGACATCTTTATTCACTGATACTGTGGCTGCGTTAGAAGAGGCCGAGTATCTAGCCAAACTTACTCAGGTATCACACTGCCTAGTTAAAGATAAGAGAGATGTTTCTTTTGGCATTCGAGTTGTGGCAAAAGAAGAGGCTAGGCTCTTGGAGTATCTTATACTAGAGACAGTTACGCCTGAGCAATTGTTTAATATCTATGACTAGGAGGACGATGATGGATATCACTTACAAAGAATTTAACGAACAGATGGATGTCGTAGGCATAGCAATTACTGAAGTGTTAAACGACAAGGCCGATAATATTTCAAGAGTGTCGGTAGCTGCGGCACTGATCGAGGTGCTGTCAGACCTTGTCGTTTACGACAGGCCGGACGGCCAAGACAAAGACCTGCCAGAAGAATGGGTGTTTGCAATGTTAAAGGGTGTCATAGATGCCAAGAAAGAAACCAGAGACGGAGCCACAATAAACTAGGAGTTCACATGAGTAATGTCATTAGTATTAATCGTAGCAGGAATGATATTGATAAGAAGGAATCAAGAGATGTCATATACAATACAGCAGCAGAGATCGAGAGGAGGTGTATCAGGATCAAAGAACACGCAGTCGCAGGGAATAAGGATGCATTCCTATGGTCTAACATCGCTATGCTGCATCAAAGTTTAGAGGTCATGACTAAACAGATAGACATTCTGATTGATGATATTAAATATGACGAGGGCTTACAGTCAGTAGAAGATCTTGACTTTGATGAGGCTGACATTAACTTCGATGATGACGATGAATTTTATTTTGATACAAATGATATCGAGGAAGATTAGCAATGGCACAGTGGCACGGCGGGAAGGGTAGCTCTCAGCGCAAGGTAGACAAGAAAAAATACAACGATAACTGGGATAGAATCTTCAAACAAAAAGCTGATACCGATTTAAAATTTACCACTGCTGAAGACTTTATAAATAGTGTTATTGATGGGGATCAAGACGATGATTGGGATTGCAAAAGTAAAGATAGAACTGAGTAATGGGGGTCAGAGACTCTTTAAATTCATAGTCAAAGGAGAAGGGTCAGAAGATATAGAGAGTAAGGTTGAACAGTTCGCCAAGACTAAAGCTAAACAGCACAGGTGCGAACGTGTATTGACTTGGGAAGTGAAGTTAAAAGATAGGTTGACTCACTTAGGGTTCATACCTTACAAAGAACGTAGTCGGGGGTGACTCCAAGGGTGGCGCAGCAGCCCCTTACTCTATCGTATTCCCCCGATTTTATTTTGTGGTGCGATAGAGACTGCTGCACTACATTCTGCGGTTAACAATAAGGTCAAGACTATCAGTAAGCAGACTGAAATTATTTTCAGCCAACTCATTTGATATCAGACAATCATATAGAACCATAGCATATTCTACTCCCAAACCTTTCTTGACAAGAGTGACAGTCTTGCTGAAAGCACCGTAACCATTACTAAAGTTATCCTTCTTGCCATTGCCTGCCGGAATCGCATCATATTTTTGCGCCCGAATATTTATACAGGCGCGTTCAGCTTGACTTAAAAATAATTCAGCAGCCATATGCTGACTCAAGGTTATCCTGCCATCCATCAACAGCTTATCAACAATCAACTGATCCATTACTTTTGCGCGAGGTATTATCCCGCCCTCGATCATGACGCTATGCCTGTCGTGAATTTCTCTGGTTCCCAAATCAGATATCGACTTCGTCATACCAGTTAACTTTTGTGGTTGGAGAGTATGATCTGATAGCGTTTTGTTCTGAGTACCTGCCGCTGAGTAAGTCATAATTAAGATTCGTAACCCCTTGTTTTCCCACCCATTTGAACCTGCATTTCCAACAGTGAACCTCAACGTCATCATCTGTCCTGTGTACAGTGATACCCAAGTCAGCCTTAGCAAACCAAGCAGCGCTACCAGAGATACTCATTCCTTTCGGGACAGGGTATGTTCCGTCCTCCTTGGGATAAACTTTGGCAGGGTGCGCGACAAACCAACAGTGGATCCCGTGAGCCTTACAGAATGTAGTGACCTTCGTTAGCATTGCAGAGATAGAGATATGCTCTTCTGTGCCATCCTGCTCGATGTAGTTATAGGGATCTATCACCAGACCCCTGACACCTAGCCTGAGTACCGCCTGCTTCGCCCTATCTATGATGCTATCTATCGAAGAGACAACGCCATCCTTTTGATCTAAGAAAACAAAATGCTTGTCAATAAAGTCAATTGCTGTGTCCAGTTCCTCGTTGCTGATCCGTTGATTCGGGCCGTCAAAAAACGGTTTGCCTATAATCTTCTCAGCCAGTTTAGCTATATGAAAATGAGGCGGGTTCTCAAAGGAACAGATAGCAAATTTCCAGTGACTTTTCTGTGCCATATTGATCATGATTTGGTCAATGAATTCACTCTTGCCAGAGCTAGGTAGCCCCGTCACTACAGACAATTGCCCCTCGCTGATAGTGAAGAGATCATCTACTGACTGTAGCCCAGTGGACACCCCGCTACCCACGCCCTCGGTATAGATATGCCTGACCTCGTTAGCGTAATCCTGTGCCGCATACACGCCCTTCAATGGCATAGGTGTAGGGTTGGCTATCAGGTCAGCAAGTTTCTCAGCGCCGTGCTTGAGCAAGACATCATTACTATCCTTGCATCCATCAGGAAAGTTAACCCTCCAACACTTCGCCCTGCCCACTCGCCTAGCTATCTCTTCAGCCAAGGCTTCGCCTGCCTGATCACTGTCAGTAGCTAATATAATTTTGGGAATGTTAGTAATGATTTCACGAGCATCCCAGAGATAACTAAATTTATTATCATCCTCTGGATTGATCCTGTTGTTACTTACTTTCTGAGGCGCACCATTAGGGCATGACACAGCCGTCACACTAGCTGCTGACAGGGCGAGGACATCAACCTCACCTTCGCATATCACTAGCTGCTCATCTTCCTTAGAGACCCTCTCAAGGCCGTACAGCCACCTCGCCGCACCATCCTGAGTGAAGTGCTTGCCTTCAGTAGACCGCCACTTGACCGCTCTCTCTGAGCCTGACGCATAGACAAACCCCACCGCAGGCAGCTCACCGCTACCATTAAAATACTTCTTACCTGTTATAACCTCTGTGTTTACCGCAGACATAGGAATGCCACGGCTCGAAAGGAATTCCTCTAGCACGGCGTTATCCCTATTAGATTGGATATGAACGACCTTTTGTTTAGGTAATCGTTCGTAAGCTGATTGAATTTTAACTGCACCAGATGCGGTACAGTGATGACAGTAATAAAGTTTAGCGTCAGATCCTATTGTGACCGACAAAGTTTTGACGTTTTTCTTTTTCCTATCGTTGCCGCAAGCAGGACAGACTATCCTGCAATCATCGTAGATCCCCTCTACGATTTCGTCTATGACCCCCATTTTGACCCCTCAGTTCTTTTGTGATTCCTTTAAGTAAATACTGACGTTGCACCGTTGAACGCTTGACCATATCTAGAGCGGAGTCTTTGACCCAAACCGCATCTATATCAGCGTCTTCGCAGTGTTTAATTAGATCGTCAGATGTGAAAAATTCTAAAGCTTTTATAGACTCATCTGCCAAGCAGAGATCCCTGAAACTGCGATCAATAAGCTTACGCGCTATCTCTTTTGATAGCAACGAGCCTAATAATGGAGCGTGGATTTTCTCTGTCGAGCGCCCAGTAGATGTGCTTTTCTTTAACTTGTCTGTCATTTTTGTATGCCACTCCTTGCAGGCAATCTAGAATAACTGACTCATCTAGGTCTGGCCTGCGTGTCTTGTAATGAATGGTTATGTGGGCGGCAACATCACACTCGATAAGATCATCGAGAGCATCAACCTGTTCCTCGAAAGCCTTTACATAGTCCAAAGCCTTCTTAGACTTGATGAATCGCGGCCTTCCTCCGATTGTAACCAAGCGTCTGCTGTTAGCTTTTGATGCAGGTTCGCCCTTGACAACACATTCATAAATGATATTAGCGTTGACATCAACATTGTGCAACATTAATATCACCCTCCGAGGTAATTGATATGAGTAAGATAGGTCAATACGTTTTAGAGCTACAAGAGGCTGGTATCTTGCCAGACTTTAGTGATGATAACCAATACGGAGAATATTTAAATGAGTCTAGAAATACAGAAAGATGTACCAATCCCAAAGGTAAGACAGACGCTGATCCCATTCGACAAGATGGAGATCGGTGACAGCGTATTGGTTCCTTTTGATGACATGAAAGAAACTAACGTCAGGTCTCAGGCAAGCATCAGGTCTAACAAAGACAGTGAAAAGCGCTTCACTGTGCATAGAGAAGGCGATGCCTGCCGAGTGTTCAGAGTCTTATGAAGATAACTAATAAGCACAATCTGCCAGAGCCTGTATACAAGGCTCTATCCAAAGACAATTACTCAATGGGTGACGCTGAGATAAGCGTGACCACTATGATTGGCTCCCCCCGAATAAACATATTGAGAAAGAAATACTGGGATGAGTTAACAGAAGATGTGAGTGACAAGCTTTGGGCTGTCCTTGGAACTGCGGTTCACAATATGTTTGAGGCCGAAGCTTCTTGGGATTATATCTTGGAAGAAAGACTGCATATCAAACACAAAGATTGGAAGATCTCTGGCGCTATTGATGTGCAGAAAGCAAACCCGGACGGCACGATATCCATAGCTGACTACAAATGTACGTCAGTCTGGTCAGTTATCTATGGCAAAGAAGAATGGGTAGATCAGCTCAATTGTTATGCTTGGCTAGTAAGAAATGCTAAGAAGCAAGAGGTCTCAGAGCTACAGATAATAGCGGTGCTAAGAGATTGGAAGCAAAGGGAGGCAGAGAACAATGCCAATTACCCGCAGGCTCCCATAGTAATCATTGATATTCCTATCACTGAACCAGATGAACAGACCCGCATCATTGAGGGCTATCTGGATGAACACGCTGACGCTAAATTAGCTGACATGCTGGGCGAACCAGTAGCATTTTGCACAGACAAACAGCGTTGGCTGCGTGGTGAGAAGTGGGCTGTCATGAAGAAGGGTAGGAAGAGGGCAATAAAATTGTACGACAACGAGGCAGAGGCAGATAAACACTGCAAAGAATCCTCAGAAAAAGTATTTGTTGAACACCGCAGAGGTGAGCCAACAAGATGTCTGCAAGATTATTGTAGGGTCAGTAAATTCTGCGATCAGTGGAGGAGTGATGATAGAACAGGATGAGGAATTTTACCGAAAGGCAATAGGCATTATGGGTCAGTTCAAAAACGATGCCGTTAAGTTGCAAATAAGTGGGGAGAAAATTTTGATATTTACCAATGGCAAAAGAACAAAGATAGATATTAGCATCTCCCTTTTCTACAAGATGAAAGGAAATGAAATCGTCAAGATGATTAAGGAGAGCGGGTATGTCACACGCTAGAATAAGGGAGATGTGGTTCAAGCTTTACGATATGGATCTGAATGGGATGCTACAGAAAGGGTATGATGGGAACTCATATCTTAACTGGGCAGATGCTTGGTCTATATTCGTTACTCATTACCCCGCTAGTTTCTACACATTCCACGATGAGACTCGTCACCCTGATGGTTCAGTGATGGTTAACTGCACGGTCAGAGTTCACCTCAATGAGGAGATGATTCACGAGGATTACATTGAGAGATCAATGTGGTTACCCGTGATGCAGAGTGGTAAATCAAAAGCTTCAGTGGTTAACCCGACCAGTAGACAGGTACAGGATACTAGGATGAGATGCCTAGTTAAATGTCTTGGAATGTTTGGTCTTGGGATTAAGCTTTGGAGGCAGGCAGAGGGGGGTATGGATCACTCCGTGCCATCTGAGCCTGTCGTTGGGGAAGATGAGGAGCAAACAGAGCTAACGCTTGAGGGACTTAAAGATATAATTTCAAGTGCCGAAAGTAAAAAGCAAATCATCGATTGTTTAAGCGCAAACGCACACATTACTGGCAAGCTGAGTGAGCAAGAAGCTCAGGAGTTTAGGCAATGGTGCAGCAATGAAATACGAAAGTTTCAATAGGAGAAACATATGGAAGGTAAGAAGCAATACCCTAGCAGTAGAGAGGGCGGTCTTTGGGTCAAGCAAGATGGGGGCAACTGCTGCTCTATCTTAGGAACACAGGCTGCGTCTGCCAACAGGAAGCGCAGACCAGATTACAGCGGCAACATCGAGGTCACACCAGACATGATGAAGTTGCTTATTCAGATGGCGAAGGACGGTAAGCAGATGAAGATACAGATGTCTGCTTGGGAGGCCATACCTCAAGGAGGTGGAAGCCCATACCTTTCGTTGTCATCTGAAGTTTACTATAACCCAGACGCGCAACAGCAGGCTCCTCAGTATCAACAGTCTGCACCACAACCTGTACCGCAGCAAGCCCCACAACCTGCGCCACAGTATGTGCAACAGCCTGCACCACAGGCCGCGCCAACTCCTTCAAGTGACTTTATAGACGATGACATCCCCTTCTAGCATTCGTTCTAAGAAGTTACTTGCTGCTGCCAAAGGGCAAAGCTGCGTCAACTGCGGTGTCGATGATGGCACTGTGGTTGCCGCGCATTACTCTGGCTTAAGGCAACACAGTTTCGGTAAGGGCAAAGGCATCAAGGGGCATGACCTTTGCGTTGCTGATCTGTGCATGAAATGCCACAGCGCATT